GTCGTTATCTGAAGATAAAAACACCTCCATAACCGAATTCTTACCCCTAGCAGGGGTACCGTTACTAACCGTGACGTGGTGTTCTATTCCTTGCTCCCTACAGTACTCCACAGCTTTGCGCTCATAGTTAGCATCCAAAGTGTTTATAATCACTACCGCTTGCTCTACGGGTATCGCGCTAAAATCTGGAGCAAAATGCCTCTTTAGGGCTTGTATGCTTTCAGAGGTAAGTATATAGAATTTCAACCCCACACCAACCACCTAGTTCTTTATGAGGATGCCTTGAAAAGACGCCCCCACTTCTACGTTGGTAGTATCGGAAAACGCTCGGCACTCTATATCCGTCTTTTCTTCTATCTTGAACGGGTACGTGAGTGGTAGCATTAGCAAGGAACTCTGCATGGTCTGTATTATGCGTGTGCGGAACGTATTAGAACCGAAGTCTCGTGTAACAAAACTTGCAGTAACGTGTTTGTTTGCTAGGGATATTGCAGAGGTAAACGTAACGTCGTCTAGGTACAGAGAGTGTCCGGCAGGAACTGTGTAAGCAGCAATCTGAGACTGGTTATCTCCCTGTATGACGTGTGCATACGTAACTCCTGTGGGTACTCCAGAACTTACTCCGCTATTAGCTACGTATACGTCTCCCGCAGCCGTGCCTCCACTACCAGAGGTAGCTACAAATATCCTGTTAACACGTAACCACGAGCTAGCATCACCTACCTGCACCTGAGTCTGGCCGTTCATATTAACAGTTACGCTCTTGGCGTTGTAGCTGCCGTCCACACCTTCTACAGTTACAGTATTAGCTCCCGTACCCCCGTTAGAATCGGCAGTGCTAGAACTACTTATATACACAGTGGAAGCAGATGTAAGGTAAGGGTAGTTACCGCCAGTACCCCACACAGTCTCTTGGGTGCCATTTATGTCAGGATTAAACCCAAACTTGTATATGGTACTAGCCCCAGCTACCTGACCTTTTGATACTTGTAGCTCGTAGGGTTCTTGAACTGCCATAGCGTTTCTCAGTGCGTTATCTAGCTGGTTAAAGTAAATACGCAGTACTTTGTTAAACTCTTCAAACGACTCTTGGTCGTATACCTGCGGAGGATACGGTAGCGCCGGAGCACGAAACGGTACGTCATACCTAGTATTGTCTACAGCCATTATCGTCTGCCATCAGGTCGCATATCTATACGGGGAGAACCTAATTGCCAAGTAACTCCAATATCGCTAGATTCTACCTTGATTGATAGCTGCCGTCCACGCACTCTAGTATAAAGTTGATCTGTAAATTGCTCTACAGGTAGCACTGCGGTGCGCGTTATTGAGCCGCTGTTAGACCCTCCTACGGACGTGGGGTTGTTATACCCTGCACCAGAATCTGTTAACGGGAGCAATGTCATAGTAGCACTGGGAGACCCTGCTTCGGAGTCATCAAACCGTATGTCAGGTATTAGACGCCATATAAACGCGAACTTATGCCCATCGTCTAAGTCAAACTGCGCGGAGGTAATATAGGCAGGAATAGCTGCTGTAACACCTGTCTCATTGTCGTCTACGCCCTGCTCTTGATTTACTAAGTTGTAGGTGTACGTAGCTGCTAGAGGGTTGGTACGCAGTCCAGAGTCAAGCCACGCACTGCGCGTCATGGTGCCGTAGTACCATACCTGTTCTAGGTAGTTATACACTACATACCTGTCAGCAACCAGAGAATCACTTGAACAGTAGAACCACCATATTTCATGGTACGATTCATTAGTTCCTGCAAACACGGAGTCGTACTGTTCTTCGTTAAAGTCGTTAAACACAAACTTACGTAGGTCGCACTTTAGGGGTTTAGTACGGCCATCATACATGTAGAATTTGTCTCTACCCATCCAGTATGCTACGCCATTGGCGTATGCCACAGCGTTTTGAGAAGCGGTAGATATGTTCTCTCCTACCAACTGCGCAGTCCATACCACTGGAGCGCCCACGTACTGTAGTGAATACAAAGCTGAGTCAGTCCACACTAGTACTTCCTGACGTGCTTGTTTGGCGGCCACGATTCTTGAGCCATTAGACAGTACGAGATCGCCTGCTTGGTTTGTTGCGCCGGGAGTCCAGTTAGTAGCATCTTCTTGATCTGACCACCGAATAAGCATAGGGTTCTGGATAGCACTACCCAAGGTGTTAGCGCCAAAACAAAATACAAACCTGTTTATATCAGACACTAAAATAAACTTTTGCGTAGTGGGTACATTAGACGCGCCCGATAGGGTAGATAACTCTACACCCACACCACTTACTCCACCACTAGCGTCCCAAAAATATATGGGGCCATCACCGTGCGAGAACAACAAATCTTCTCCAAAGTTAGCCTGACTCCATATCCGTATGGACTCTGTAGAAGATGCACCCGTGCTCCACGCTCCAGACCCCCACGTACTTGCTCCCCAACCTACTAGAGGGGTGGCTTGCGCAGGGCCGATATTTATCTGGTAAACAGCAGTTACAGTACCCCCACCCGTAGCCGCGCTAGAAGCTGTACTAGAAGCTGTTATGGTGTATGAACCAGAAGACACTGTTTGGATTTGGAACTCGCCATTGAGGGTCAACCCGCCAACTGCGGAAGCGTTACTAAACGTAACAAAGTCTCCAAGCGTGTAGCCCCCCGCTGCATCTGTAACAGTCACAGTAGCCGAACCAGATACGGTGGTAAACGGGTTAGTCAGCGTATTAGTAGCGCGTATGGGAGTTATATTGTAGTACAGACCGCCCTGTTCAATATAGAACTTTAGGTTCGTGCCTACCCCCACGAGGTTTTGGCCGCTCAGAGTTACCCAGTTCCATAAAGAACGGCATACTCCATCGAATACAGACGTAGATATACGCTGCCACCCACCTATCTTTTCCGGCGTGCCTTGACGAAACCGTACTTTATCGCACTCATACCATCCACCTTCACTGGTGTACCTAGTATTCTCGCGGTTTACTCCGGCCTTTAGCTGTAACTTCTTTAGCGGCATATAACACCTATGTACGTTCTAGTAGCACCAGACTACGGGGGTAGTATCTCTAGTGTCTACGTGGATAAAGGTTTTCGCTACACCTATACCATTAAATCCCATTGATTGCGCGTTCTTAATGATAGCATACGACTGGCTGCCATTGGATACTTTGATGTCGCAGGCAATCCCGCGTGCATGGGTGCCCGGAGTTGATTTTCGCGCCTCTATGCTGTGGCTGGGGTCTCTGTAACCGCTGGTGATAATAAAGGGAAAACCACACACATGACGTAGCTCGTCAAGTTTTACCAAGAAGTCGTCACTCATCTCGTTGTTGCCGGTCTCCTGACAGTCGAAGTCAGCTCGATTAAAGTACCTCATTTACGCATACCCATTAGTTTGCTCGCACCTTTGATGCCAAAGCTAGCGGAAATAGCCACAAACAGTAGATACTGATACCATTCTGGTAAGTCGTTAAGGGCGGCAAATGCTTCTTTTACTCTATCCACCACGGTCATATCCCCAGTGATAATCGCCCAGCCAACCATAAAGATGGGTATCGCTAACACAATTGTCCAAAATTCGTCTTTCCAGCTCGATGCAGAAGCATCAGCCATTTTAGCTTCCCAGTCAGAATCATTCTGAATAACGCTCATTTTGGCTTCGTGCTTTGCTTTTGACTGTTCAGCTTTATTTTTTAGGAAACCTCCGGCCAAATCTGCAATGGGGCCAAGTAGTAATTTAAGCATTAGTATATTTTCTCCATACAATACAGGCCAATAATAAGCACATACATACCTCTAGCGACCAGATCAAAACGATCAAACTTAGCAGAGCCGTCGTCGAGTCGTTTTTCTATACGCTCAAACTTTTCCTCGATAGCCTTCATTCTTACTGCGCATTCACGTTCGTGAGCCTCCAGCTTTAAAAGTGCTTCCCTAACCGTTGCCATTTATGGCTCCTAATATTAGTGCAAATACAAAGTAAACAGCATAGCCAAGTACAGCTATCCCAGTGATCTGTATACTATTCCAGAATAAAGCCTTGCGCTTCCTATCTTGCAGGTAGATGGTTTTCTCCCTCTGGGCAGCAATAGACCTGCGGAGATCAACGAGTTCCTGATAGCCATCCTTGCCATACTGATACATCAACAGTTCCCTAAGTTCTCGTTCCATTTGCT